CCAACACCACTACCGTCATTCAAATCAATATGGAAAACATCATTAACCAATGTTGACCCATATACTGTTACATTACCATACTTTAGTGTAGGGACTTATAGTGGTTTTATTGATTGGGGAGATGGAAGTATTTCAGCAAACACTTACGCTAATAGAACTCACACCTATTCAACATCAGGTGGTACTTGGTTAATTAAAATTGCCGGAGTAATTAATGGATGGAGTTTTAATAATACTGGAGATAGATTCAAAATAACTGAGGTGTTACAATGGGGTCCTTTAAAAATTGGTAATAATAGTGGAGGATTTAATGGTTGTGTAAATTTAATATTATCAAATGTTGTTGACGTTTTAGATTTTTCAAATCCAAATAGTGCCGTTTTTTGTTTTGCAAATTGTTCCTCGATAACAACTATTAATAATATAAATTCTTGGGATATGTCAAAAGTGACAAATACTCAAAATATGTTTCAAAATGCGTTAAATTTTAATGATGATATCTCAAATTGGAATGTTTCGGGGGTTACATTTATGTATGCGATGTTTGATTCTGCATACGACTTTAATCAAAATATTGGTTCTTGGGATGTTAGGAATGTTAATAATATGTCTTATATGTTTCAATATTCATCATTTAATAATGGTGGGTCATCATCAATTAATAATTGGAATACATCAAGTGTTATAGATATGTCTGGTATGTTTAGTTACTCAACTAATTTTAACCAACCTATTAATTGGGATACCTCAAATGTTACTAATATGAGTACTATGTTCTATAATGCAACATTATTTGACCAAAATATTGGTTTTTGGAATGTTGGTAAGGTAACCAATATGAATCAAATGTTTCGTGGTGCCACCCAATTTAATAATGGGTTAAGTCCATCAATTTACCTATGGGATACTTCAAAAGTTACAAATATGGGAGGAATGTTCTATGACGCAACATTATTTAATCAGAACATTGGTGGTTGGGATATGAGAAAAGTTACTAATATAACGTCTATGTTTAGAGGAGCGACTCAATTTAACAATGGTAACTCTGATACTATCAAAAATTGGATTATTACGGGTTCAACGTCTTTAGTTCTAACGTTTTTTAATGCTGTTAATTTTAATCAACCAATTGGTGATTGGAATGTTTCAAGGGTTACTAATATGAGTAGCGCATTAAACGGTGCCGAATCATTTAATCAACCATTATCAGGATGGAACACTTCAAAAGTTACTACAATGGGAAATATGTTTAGTGATGCGAAATCATTTAATCAAAATATTGGTAATTGGAATGTTAGTGGTGTTACAACTTTATCATCTACATTTTTTGGGGCAACCTCATTTAATAATAATAATTCACCATCAATTAGTGGATGGACAACATCTAAAGTTACAAGTTTAGACAGTACATTTAGAGCGTCGGCATTTAACCAACCTATTGGAAATTGGGATACTAGTAAAGTCACTAATTTACAAACAACATTCTATAGTGCAACAACTTTTAACCAACCATTATCCGGTTGGACTGTATCGGGAGTTACTGATATGCAAAACACGTTTGGATATGCGACTAATTTTAACCAAAATATTGGTAATTGGGACGTTTCAAATGTTACTAATATGTCTTATATGTTTAATAACGCAACATCATTTAATAACTTAAATTCATCATCAATTAGTGGTTGGACAACAAGTAAAGCTAATAATATGTCTGATATGTTTAATAACGCATCTAGTTTTAATCAACCTATTGGAAATTGGAATGTTTCAGGGGTAACAGATATGAATTCAATGTTTAGGAGTGCAGATATTTTTAATCAACCGTTATCAGGATGGAATGTAAGTAATGTAACAGATATGAGTGTAATGTTCTATTTCACCACCAACTTTAATCAACCATTATCAGGATGGAATGTAAGTAATGTAACAGATATGAGAGCTATGTTCTATTACGCTACCAACTTTAATCAACCTATAGGTAATTGGAATGTGAGTAAAGTAAATAGAATGGATAATATGTTTAGTAACGCGACTAGTTTCGACCAACCTATTGGAAATTGGAACATATCTGGAGTAACTAATTTTACATCTTTTATGTATGGAAAAACACCATCTACATTATCAGCAACAAACTTAGACAATATTTATAATGGTTGGGTGACCAAAAATCCTAAAACAGGTATAACAATTAATTTTAGTTCTGCTAAATTTACGGCAGCAGGCCAAGCAAGTAAAAATATATTAACAGGTTCAACCTTAAGTGGTGGTTATGGATGGTCAATAACCGATGGTGGAATATAGAATAAAGTAAACTATTTATATAAAGAAAATTATATTTAAATTTAGAATATGGAAAATAATCAAAATAACGATTTAACGGTTTGGCAAAGGTTATCAAGAGCTTTTGGCCCAAATTCACTATTAAATCAAGACTACCCAACATATAAGCTTGACAAAAAAGAGTTATTAAAAACTACTTCTCAAGCAGAATATGAAAAAGAAAAATTACAAGCTCAACAAACGTATTACTTATCCAACCAATGGACTAAAATTGAAAGTAATTTATATACTCAAGCCGTTTATTATGAACCAACTCGTTTGGCGTCATTTTATGATTACGAATCAATGGAATATACTCCTGAGATATCAGCGGCATTAGACATTTATGGTGAAGAATCTACAACTGTAGATGAAAATGGTTATATGTTACAAATCTATTCTGAATCAAAAAGAATAAAATCAATATTAGCCGATTTATTTAACAATGTATTGGATATCAATACAAACTTAACTATGTGGACAAGAAATACTTGTAAATATGGTGATAATTTTGTTTACTTAAAATTAGATTCTGATAAAGGTATTGTTGGTTGTATGCAATTACCAAACATTGAAATAGAACGTTTGGAAAGAGGTATGGCTGCAAAATCGGCAAATCTTGAAGAACCGGTAGAAAACAAAGGTTTAAGATTTAAATGGAAAGCAAAAGATATGGAGTTCAACTCTTGGGAAATTGCTCACTTCCGTTTATTAGGTGATGATAGAAAACTTCCTTACGGAACCTCAATGTTAGAAAAGGCAAGACGTATTTGGAAACAATTATTATTGTCTGAAGATGCAATGTTAATTTATCGTACATCGAGAGCACCTGAAAGACGTGTATTCAAAGTATTCGTAGGTAATATGGATGACAAAGATGTTGAGGCATATGTACAACGTGTTGCAAACAAATTCAAAAGAGACCAAGTTGTTGATTCTAAAACAGGTAATGTGGATATGAGATTTAATCAAATGGCTGTTGACCAAGATTATTTTATTCCTGTTAGAGACCCAGCCGCGTCAATGCCAATTGAAACATTAGCGGGAGCTCAGAACTTATCAGAGATTGCCGATATAGAATATATCCAAAAGAAATTATTAACGGCTCTTAGAGTTCCTAAGGCGTTTTTAGGTTTTGAAGAAACTGCCGGTGATGGTAAAAATTTATCGTTAATGGATATTCGTTTTGCAAGAACAATTAATAAGATTCAAAAATCTATGATTGCCGAATTAAATAAAATTGCAATCATCCATTTATTCTTATTAGGATTTGAAGATGAATTATCAAACTTTACATTAGCGTTAACTAATCCATCATCACAAGCTGATTTATTAAAAATTGAACTTTGGAAAGAAAAAATTGCTTTATACCAACAAGGTGTTGCGGCAATTGCGGGAATCGCTCCGGTATCTGTATCGTGGGCTAAGAAACATATTTTAGGATTCTCAGACGAAGAAATTAAACTTGACTTACAACAACAGAGAATTGAAATGGCTGTGGGTGCTGAGTTAACTAATACCGCAACCATAATCACTCATACAGGTATCTTTGATAATATTGATAAATTATACGGAAACGCACCGTCAGGTACAACTGCGGGTGGAGCGGCACCATCATCCCCACCACCACCTGGTGGAGGAGGAGGCTTCGGAGGAGGCGGAGGAATGGAAGATTTAGGTGGACCTGAATTGGGTGGAGAACCTGAATTGGGTGGAGCACCTGAACCAGCACCTGGACCTGAACCGGGAGGTGAAGCGGGAGTTACACCGGAATCATTTAAAAGAGATAATTTAAAAATTTTAGTTGAGAGTTCAACCTTAACAGAAGACGAATCATTCATTGATTTATCCAAAGGAAAAAATTCTTTAGGGGATATTGAAGCCCAATTAAGTAAACTTCTAAAAGATTAGATATTTATAATAAAAATTAGATATGAAAAATTTTGGTTTATTAAAAACAAAGATAGAAAATGTATTGTTAGAATCATATGCTAACGACACATTCAAAAACGAATTAAAAACATTTAAGAAACTTGTTATAGAAAATAAAAACATTAGTAAATTGTTTTATTTATACGATGAACTAAGTTCTCCAAAATCTTTAAGCGAATCTTATTGTAATGATTACATCAATGAATGTATTAAAATTTACGAGAATACCGTAAATAAATTAAAACAATCAGATGTTAATCAATTAAATGCTTGGATAGGAAATAAAAAAGTAGAAAATAACTATACAGATATCGATACATTATTCTCTAGTGATGTTTTAACTATTGAATCAAAAATCAAAAGTAGAAAAGTTATTGCGGAATCTCTTAAAAAATTACCAATCACAAAAACTGAAGGAATTGACTTACCGTTATCTACAATGGTAAGTGTTGCAAACAAAACTATTAAAAGTTACATCGATGGATTAAACGAATCAGATAAAAAAGAATTAATCTCTTTATTGTCAGAAGATGATTCAACATTGAATGAAAAATATAACACACTTAAAGAAGGTGTGGTTACAAAACTAACAGAAATGAAAAATGCTAGCACTGATAATTCAATGCAAACAAGAATTGATGAAACTATATCAAAAGTAATTTCTGAAAAATACGATAAGCTTACGTATTTCAAACTTAAGAATCTTAAAGAGAATCTTTAATCATTATCAGAATTGAACTTTTTTTGGACATACTTAGCCTTAGAAAGTTCATTTCTCTTAATAACAGATTTCTTAACAAATTCCTTTCTTTTAAAAAGTTCTCCACTTTGACGAGTCTTAATAACTTTACTTTTATAAAGTTTTAAAGCCTTTTCAATCGTTACGTTGTTATTTAGTTTTACTATTATCATATAATACATATATATCCCTCTTACAAAAAAGTTTTGACATTACATATAAAAACACCTATTATTTTAAAAAATAAACGGGAAAATATGAAATTTAATGAAAAAGGGAAAAACTTCTCTACTACACGGATTCAAAACAGCTAAAATTGTATATGGAACGGTAGACTCAATCACTCTCAAATCTCTCTACTTAAACATACAAACTTGGGTCGAACCAATTTATGAATGTGATAATTGGACAAGGACAGTCCTTAACCTAAGTAGAAGTATCAAACACTCAATTTACGAGTCAATAAACAAAAAAATTTTTGATGAAAAATTTATAGTAGATTTAGATTTAAGGTCCAGCGGACTAAACATAAATAAAAAATCATTTATGAATCTTGAAATAAATTTTTACATAATCCAAGAAGATTTGGATTTTAAAGGAAATGAAATCAAAGAATCACTACAACAAATAACACACCAAATTTTTAAAGATAATTTTTTAGATAATGAAAATTTTAATTTTTATCTAACCAAAAAGAGCAAATTAATAGAAGAATCGTTACAAACCGAGAATGTTTAATATTTATAAATAAAACATTCAAAATGAATTTAAGAATATTACAACCAAGAGAATCAGGAAAAGGTATATTAGTTGAGTATGACGCAGGGTATATTAACCCAACAGAATCACGTAATGTTGAAATCCTACGAGAATCTAATGGAATACTAGACCACTCTAAACCAATCGAATTTTATGCTGTATTACAAAAATATAATACACCAAATAGAAATGGTAGAACATATCCTGAAAAAATATTAAAAAGAGAGGCTGAGAATTATAAAAAAATGATTCAAAAGGGAACTGCTCTATCTGAGTTAAATCACCCGGAATCATCTCTTATCGATTTAGATAGAGTGTCTCACGCAATCACCGAAGTATGGTGGGAAGGTAATGTCCTAATGGGTAAGATAAAATTACTTACTTCACCAGGTTACCACGAAAGTGGAATTTGTTCCACCAAAGGTGACTTAGCAGCAAACTACCTTAGACAAGGAGTTACGTTAGGAATATCTTCAAGAGGTGTTGGGTCCCTTAAAAAAATTGGGGAACAAAATGAAGTACAGGATGATTTTGAATTAATCTGTTTTGACTTAGTATCGTCACCTTCAACTCCGGGAGCGTATCTATTCTTAAATAAAGACGACAAACATCTATACGATGAGAACTTAGAAGAAGAGAAAAAAATGAGTGTTGAAAGACACGTTGGAGATTCCGGAAACAAATCGCTTGACTTAATGAAAAAATTAAACGATTATTTGGGATACTAAATTAATAACAAAAAATGGAAGAAAAGTATTTTATCGCAAAAGTTACCTTAGACTCAGTTGATGAGGCGTCAGGAAAGATTAAAAAATTAAGAGAAGAAAAATTAGTTAGTGGTTATAACCCTACTGACGTAGAGGCTAAAGTTACTAAAGTTTTCGAACATTACACAATGGAGTGGAGAATTACTGCAATTGTTGAGAGTAAAATTGACGAAGTAATTGAGTAATTAAAATTTTAATTATTAAACAAAAGAGGACTATATGTCCTCTTTTTTTATGCTTTTTATTTTATGGTGATATTTATTAAAGTATAAAATACCTGATGTGATTTGAGTTTAATTTAAACTTTTTTCATATTGGGAGATATTTATATATTAAAAACTATATAAAAACAATGGCAAAAGAAAAATCTTTAGTTGAAGAGGCTATCATCCAAATGAAAAATTTGGAAGAGGCGGTAGCTGAAAATGCAAAAGGAATACTTGCTTCTACAATGAAACAAGAAATCAAAGACCTAGTAAAAGAATCTTTATCTGAACAAGATGATGAGATTGAAATCGATGACGTTGAAATGGAAGACCCTATGGGTTCTGATGATATTGCCGATATGGATATGGGCGATGATTCAGATGAAGAAGGTGATGAAATGGATACTGATGATATGGACGAC